TCATCTGCGAAATCGCAAACCGCTACACTTCCAGAAAGGGCTGGCGTTACGTTGGTGAGTGCTTGCCCAGCCGCGCTGTAGTTTGTGCCAGATGATTCGCCAGTCGTCACATATACAGTGGTGCCGGCACCCAAAGTGGCTGAGCTGGTATAAAGTGCCAACTTGATGCTGTCGGCACCGTTCGTTAAATTGTGCCCCTCGACCAGCAGCTGTTGCTTGAAGCTATTACAAATTGCGCTTGTGATCGCCATAAATTTCTCCTTTTATAGCTCTTTAATGATATTAGCCATGTCGTCATGGCCTTGCCGCCTCAATAAACCAACAACCGTTGTTCTATCAGACGCAATTCCACTGCGTATGCCTCGTAGCACTATATCATACACCGCTTTTCTGAAAGCTAAAGCTTGCTGCCTGACGTGCTCAGGTGCGTGCTCAGAAATCCCGCAAATCTTGTTGGTCACCTGCTCGGCCCAAAATTCTGGGTCATGGCCTTTATTGTTGGTTGTCGAAACCGTGACCTGGCCCAGCTGTATAAAGCTGTCAGTCATCCCTTGAACGGCTCTGGCGGTGTTGGTTCTTTCTGAATCGTTGTCTCGCCGCTGGCAATCCTTTCTTCCATTTCCGACTGGTCGCACACAAACCAAAGATCATCTTTTGGCAGCGCTACTTTTGGGTCATCCAAACGATGATAGCCGTACAGGCGCTCATTCAGAGGCACGTTAGAATCTAACAATGTCGATCGAGGGCTGACGCCAACCTTGATGCCTTTTTCAATGCACTTGGATAGCCAAAACTCAACACAAGCCCTGCCGGCTTCTGCAAAATGCAGATTGCCCTTGTAGCTGAAATCAATCCCAAATAGGTCGATGTGCGCAACATTGTTCCAATAGGCAAAAGCCACGGCATAAGCCACCGTCGTGTTCATGTAAGCACATTTCGTGGCTTCGACCACCTCTTGCAGAGGATACTCAACAATCCAAGGCACCCGATCGTCTAATTCGCAAGAATAAATAGGGATTTCCAAAACCGGAAGGATTTCACGCATGACGTCCGTTTGCTTGCCAGCGTCGTTCGTGTCGAAGAATCGGCTGGCGGGGTCCATCATAAAGAGCCGGTCTAAATCAAAAACAGCGGCTGAACTGCCACATCCCCACGTCTCGTCCCAATTGACGGAATTTTCTCTCGCAATGACGTAATCAATCTGAGATATGCCCAAGCCAAGCAGGGCAACGTGTGCGCCCTCAAGCTCGTCAAGCCGTTCCACTAAGAAACGCCTTGACGAAGCGAATCGTACCTATATTCGTCACGTTGCTTCCGACCCTCAGAGGTATTCTTCATTCGAGCCAGCGCTTCTTTGAATCGAGCCTCAAAGGTGCCAATAACGTCTGGAGCTTCTTTCAAGAAAATGGCCGCTTCGACTAAAGTTCCATACAGCAGGGCATCAGGGTAATCGGTAGATAACACCGTTGTGCCGGAATCCGCGCCGGAAGTTAAGCTCGCCGGCTTATACAGATAGTGAATCTCAACCGTGTAGGCTTGGTCCGGTATAGGGCTGAGCTCGAAAGCTGTGTCATCGAGCAAACTGTAATATTTCGGTCGGCCCTCAACGGTCGTTGTGGGACTAAATTCTTTGATAAAGCTGGGATGCTTGAAATCGAGGTAGTAATATCTGTTGCCCGTAATGATTGCAGCTGAAAACGGCGCGTAGAAGTCAGTCGGCGTGGCCAAGAAACGGTTTGACGCAGTTGTTGCGCCCTGCACATTCTTTCTCTGCACGGGCAGCTGAACATGATCAAATATCCGGTTTTCCGATTCTTTGATCAGGGTGTTGAGCTGCGCAGTGAATGTCGTCTCGGTAGACTCCATGAAGTCTTGAACGGCTGTTTTTAATGTCGCTAGTGTAAAACTCATGTTTCTATCGTGACCTCGCCAACGCTACATGAAACCTCAAAGGTGTCCAGCACCGAGCCGAGTATACCATCGCCCACATTTGTATAAACCAAAAACTTATTATTGTCGTCGCTCGTGTCTGGGCGCGGATTTTTTAAGGATTGCGGATCTGCGGGGAAAGATTTTCGATCAATCTGCGGGTGCTTAGGTGACCATTGATCTGGGCCGACCAAAAGGCCGTCCCAAGTCATTTTCATCTCTCTAAGATTGTATCGGAATCCAGTGATGTCACAGATCCCGTAAGCCTCTTTGCCGCTTGCGTATGCCATTTTTTATGCGGAATTATATCCGCGTAAGCTAGGAGCAATCCTAAAGCTTGTGCGGTCTTCATCTTGTGACTTGGCGCGCTCAAATTCTTCCTCGTACATCTGTTTAAGCATGCCGGTTCGCTCGGGCGCCTTTTTTAAACTCATGTAATACGCCAAACCAGCGGCCAGACACGGATAAAACCGGAAGGGAATGTCCATTGTGTTGGCGCCTACATCTGCGTCATCCATCCTGGTCAGAACATTCATATGCACGGTATAGGTGCTGGACTTGTCGGGCACCGGCCAGACCGTGATCGTGGGCGTAAGTTGTTTGTTGATAAATACTTGGTTTGGCTTTCCAGTGGTTGATTTCGTCGCCAAATGCGTAAACTCAGCGCGGCTCATTCGATTGAGCGGCATATCAGTGTCTGTGCCACCGAGTGTTTCGCGGACAAACACGTCTAGCACATCGATCGGCGCTGTCGCATTTGTGCTGTCAATGTTGTAGGTGCCAGTGTCTTTCACCATGGCCACTGTTTTTTCAGTGACCGTCCATTGGTTTAGACCTCGATTGGCCCACTCAGCCAGCATCAAATTAAGACTTCTGGTTGCCGATTTTAAATCGTAGCCAGTTCGGAGCTCTAAACCGCAGCGCTCAAAAGCCTCTTCAACGTAGTCCGCTACGTCAAGCTCGAAATCTTTTGATCCTGAGACTGCCATTAGATCAGCTCCATTTTACTTGATTAGACCACCAGGCGCCCGACATCCTGCCCTTGGCAATATTTTTGGCGTGTCGCGCCCTAAAACTCGCCCGCCGAGCAGTTTGGCGTGCGCTCTCTCCTTTTCTGGGAGCGCCCGCCGTTGTCACGCCCTGCTGGCCAAAGCGTATGGTTTTTATGCGATCGCCTTCCTTGGCCACGACAACGTGGCTGCTGGTCGGATGGCTAGGCGTCCTTTTCGGCTTGTTGAATCCAGACACGCCGACTCTCTCCAATCGCGGGTCTTTCTTCATCTTATGACCTGAAAACCGTCAGCGTGTTGAAGGTCGAAACCGTGTATTGAACGTATATTCCGTCTGAAAATACCATTCCCTCATCAGGAATTGACAAATCCCTAGTGGCTGTTGCTGACGCCACTGTGCCAACCTTAAAAATACTAGTGCCGGTCGGGCTGGTCGTCAGAAAATCCAACACGCCAGCAGTGCCGGTGCAGACAAGATTAATACCCGCAAATCTAGCTCTTCCTTGGAAGATAGCATCTGCCGCTGAGGCATTGACGCCAGCAGAGACGTTGCCGGCCGGATTGCCCACCGCTGAGATACCAGAGATGCTTAAGAAATACTTAGCACCAGTAGCGGTTCCTGCATTAGCACCCGTGATCGACTCAGTTTGAGCGTCACCGTTGACATCCGTACCCGTTACAGTAAAAGACTTAGCAGCATCATTACCCGCTGAAAGAATAGTAACGATCCTTCCGTGCGAGAGTGCAACAGCACCGCCGGAAGCCAAAGCACCGCCGATAACCAGTGCTGCGTTATTTCCAACGGATGCTGCTACCGATATTCCATCTGCATCTAAAGCTACCGTATCGGCGGTCAAATTGACCGCCTTTACGTCAGAGCCTGTGAGTCGAGTTCCCATAATTGACTCCTAGATAATACCAGTGAGGTTAATCAGTGAGTAATCAGTCGTTACGTTAACGATCATTACTGTACCAATGACCTGAATAACATCTCCAGCGGCTGGTCCAACTGCACCTGCGGCACCTAACGGTACTGCATGGTTGCCGACAACCAGTGTGCCTGAAGTCAATACTGTCGCTGGGCCTGAAACTGAGAACCAACCGTAAGCACTGGCAGCCATATCGACTACTGTTACACCCAATGTAGCACCTGTAGTTGTAGCTGCTTGAACAATTTGACCGCTTCTTGGATCAGGAATGAGTGTAATTCTTGAAGATGTGGTGATAGCCGTGGCTAGATCATCGTAGCAAGTAATTACGATAGATGGGTCTGCTGAATGATCGTGGGCGGGGTTAGATTTGATTCTAAGCATCTGCCCTTCACCCGCTGCATCATTAACATACAAATATCCATTTGCGTATTGATTTAGCGTTATGTCAGTGCCTGCGGTTTCAACTGATATTGCAGTCTCACCGGCAGCGACACCTGCGGTTGGCGTTAGATCAAAGTGATGTGCGATTGAAGCTGCGTGAGTTACGCATTTACCTGCGGTAACCGCAGTTGCTGCCAATCGACCATAAGCATAAACGGTATTACCGTAAAGCAATCTACTGCCTAGATCGAATAATTGAGTAAGTCCCGAAGTGTATGGGTCTACTGTTGCAGATAAAGAACCACCTTTACCTACTATAAGCCCTGCTGGACCATATCCAGTGGTTGCTGTATAGCGGATATCAGCGCCATCTTTTACTAAAAGTTGATCATCAACGGTCAAATCACCGTCAGTCTGTATGTTACCGTCTGCGTCAATGTCGAATTTATTTGTTTCAGCGCCGGTTGAAGAATTTACGCTGATTATTTCAAAACCATTTTCGGACCGGACTGGCCCATTAAAAGTTGAATTTGCCATAATTTCCTCCTGAGGAAATAAGTCTTATCATCGTGGCTTGTCTGCTAGGTCAGTTGATAAAACAAAAGTAATGAGTCCTAGTGTTTTTGATTGTATAGCACTCCTTTATAAAAGAAAAGCAAAGAAAAGGGACCCGAAGGTCCCTTTAATTTATTCAAGTAAATGAATTAAGCTCCTGGAGAACCAAAAATTCCTCTCCAATCACTAAAACCAAAACTGTACCTTTCTCTGGCTTTGTATCGAACATTACCAGTTTCGAAGTCGCCTTCCATGCTGGTAGATACAGCCGTTCTAACAAAGTGTTTAAGTCCATTAGGCACGTCAGTTTTAATAAAGAAAGCATCGGTATCTGTTAGATAATGATTAACAACATAGCCTTCTGAGATCATTCCCATATTTCTAATTGCATTAATATCATTATCTGAAGAACCAACTCTTCCTGGAGTTTCCAACAACCTATCTGCTACAAATTGCAAAGCAGGCGGAATAATTAATTTCCGTGCTTGTGCGTTGACTTTAAGGTTTCTTTCATCTTTGAAGTCAGCAATATCAATCAGTGCTTGTTCAAGTGAAGTTTCATTTAAGTCAGCTGCAGTAGACAGCTCGTTTTTAAGATTCACGTTAGCAACCGTAGGGTGTGCCGTAGAACAAAGCTCTACTCCATCACCGCCAACAAATGAAGAACTAAATGCATTATTCAACACATTAGCTGCTTTTACTTGTTTAGTCTGTTGCATTGACCGTGCTAAAGCTCTTGTGTATCGTGAGGAAAGCGTATCGTAGAGGTTATCTTCGATTGCTTCTTCTGTCAACGCAAAAGCAAGTGCAACGGTTTCGTGTGTATAGCGCGAAGTAAAAGATTCTTGAGCTGTGTCATAAATGACCGCAGCACCCTCACCTTTAGTCGGCGCTTCTCCAAAGCCACTCAGCATCACTTCTTCCTCGAAAGCCCGTTCAGAACTTTCGGTGTCGAAGATATCTTCGTGCTCATTGTTGTACTTCTCATACTCTAATCCAAAAAGAGCATGGAGTCCCGGTACTAGTTCTTTAACTAGTTGAGCTCTATTAATCGCCATTATTTATGCTCCTTTAGATTATACAGCAAAGGTGTTGGTTGGGAACGTAAACAGTCCTCTCGCATTAGCAGCTATTGAATTGCTAGGTTGCGAGGCAAAGCCTACGTGTAACGCTACACCACTTGATGTTGTTGCTGTGACCCCTTCCTTTGACCTACCGTTGACAGTACTGCCCGCAGTAGTAGAAAGAGTATATTTAGAGCCGATAAAACTTACTGCTGGAGTTCCAGCTGTAAATTGAGCTTCGTAAACGATCGCTGGATCGTTATAAACGAGAGCTTCTGCATCGGCGCTCCCTTGTGTTGCAGTATCAGCAGTCCAAACTTTCGAGAAAGTTGGAGTGCCATCAGCCGCAGTGAAAAATACCCCGTAAAACACACCTATGGGGGTGCCTGTCGCCGTGCCTTGAACAATATAACCGCTAGATAGATTAACTACATCACCTGAAAAGATAGATGCGTCAGTTGCGCTTGCGATTCTCATTTTAGCAGGACGAATAACACCACCGTACATATGATACGCGGGAGTAAAGCCATTAGGCGCGTCTGTATTAGCCATAATTATCTCCGTTGATTAAATAAAGTTAGGTTATTATTAATTTCCTTTATCGGTAGTGTTTTTACTACCGAAAGCAACTTTTGAAGACCTTTGGATATCGCTATCTTTTATAGGCATTCTTGGGTCGCTTTCTCGCATAAAGTTATGATCTACACCGTCCATAGCTGATTTTGCTTGGCCTTGAAAATAAGCTGTTCGCTCATTTGCGGTTTCGACTGGAACTTTAGCAAGGATTAATCCTCCGACACCTATGACTCCAGAGTTACTACCACTATCAATAGTGGGGGCTTCAAATTCAGGAAAATCTTCTGCTCTCACAGGTTCATATCCTTCTCTAATACGTTTAGACATATTAGATTTATCATCTTGTCCTCTAGTAGCTTCTCTTATCCACCGGAATTGGTATCCCGGAGGTGGTTCGGGTGCATCTAGCATAGATGGTGGTGCCCAAGGCTTTCTGCGAGTTTGAGAGTTTCGTGTCTCTGCAGATCGTGATTTACGATCAGTTTTATCTTCGGTCATTTTATTATACTCTGTCGATATGCTTAGCATATTCTTCAAGAGGCACATTCAGTCTTTTAGCTATTGCTACTTGACTGGGTGATAGCCTGATTTTGCGTGACGTTTTTTTACCACTAGCTCCTCTGCTAGAGGCAGCAACCTGTTGCACGGGGGCAGACTGCTCTTGTGAAAATTTATGTGGAAAATTTTCTTCCATTTTTTTATCAACTTCAGAATAATAAGTGTCCGAAGTTGGGTCTATGCCACTTTCGACAAGTTCTTTATGTATTCCAAAAGCTGCAAATGTCATTGCTTGATCATCTCCAAACCATTTGTTATTATCGGCCCACCTTGCTGCTTTTGGATCAGGTCCACTGGCCTGAGGCTGTAAAGAAGGCTGATAAGCTTGAACAGAAACTTCTTGTTCTCTGTTTCTATCTCTAACTTGATGCTGAGCAGATAATCTTTTTAAATTTTCTGATTCGGCACTTACTCGAGAAAGTTTTTCAGTTGCGTTAACAACTCCCTCACTATCTCCTAAGTCTTGAGCTTCTTTTAAACGTATTCTAGCTCCTTCCATTTCAGATTGTACTCTATTGTCATACTCTTTGAAAAGGGAGGAGTCTGAATTCTTTAATTTTTCCTTTAAAGTTGTTGCTGTTTGATTAACGCTTTGAGCATAATTAACTGCTTCGTCTCGCTGTCTTTCTGCTTCTCGCATTTTATACGTAAGCTTATCAATACGTTTTTGCACTGAATCGCTTATTTCATCCAGCTCGTCTTTAGGTTGAGGTTGAGGTTCTACTGCTAATTTTTCTTCAATAATAGAATCGTCAACATCTGCTGCGTGTATATCAACCTCCCCTTCGGGAAGTTCTAGTTATATTTTTTCTGCTTCATTGTTTTGCATGAGTCTTCCTCAAGATTGTTATGATAGGATTGCTTCGGGATCGTCTATACAGGCAAGAATTTCGTCATCGTTTAAAAGACGCATATCGCCTCCTTCTATTTGAAAACGAGCTCCAGCATATCTACCAAAAATCACCCAATCACCTTTTTTACACCAAGCTCCTTCTGGAAACTTATGTAGGTCACTGTATGCGTCAGGCCCA